CAACAGCTCAATCTACAGCAAGATCTAATTTAGGAATTCCCTCTCCATCTACTTTTTTACAAGTTTTAAATCTTTTCAGCGAAATTGCAGCGTTAGGATCTACAGATCAAGCGACTGCGTTAGCGAATATTGGGGCGCAAAAAACCGGACTTGCCTTGTTAATCGCGAATAATCTTTCCGAAATTGCAGAAGCGGGAACGGCAGCGCAATCCGCCGCGCAAACTAATTTGGGAATCCCGGCACCTGGAAATTATTTTCAAGTTTCAAATTTGTTAAGTGAAATTGCCGCTCTAGGAACAGCAGCCCAAGCTACTGCACAAGGAAATTTGGGAATATCCGGTAGTGATGGTGGAGGAAGCGGATTATTTTTAGGCACAACTTTGATAACAGCATCTGGAACTTATTCTATTCCAGCTTTATGCAATACGATTATTGCTGAAGCTTGTCCGGGCGGCGGCGGCAGTGGTTATATTCCGGCGATGACATCTACGGAAAACGGTGGCGCGCAGCCGGGCGCTCCTGGCGGTTGGGTAATCGCCAGTATTCCGAAATCACAATTGTCTACTCAGGCGAGCAATACAATTGTGATTTCGATTGGCGCAGGAGGAACCGGTGGGGCAACATCTGGATCTGGCGGCGGACGGGGTGGAACGACAACTATAGATGGATCTGTAGTTTCAGTACAGGGTGGAACGGGAGGCGCAGCGGGCGTATCAACTACGTCATCATCATTACAGTTTTATCCTAACAATCCTGGTTTTACTATTACTAATACAATAACAGTGACATCGCCATCGATTACGATAGCAACTAAAAATAATTTTAGTTCCGATTTTTTTGCTTTTAATCCTGGGTTATGGATATCCAATGGGGCTGCGAATTTCAACGCAGCAGCATTGGGTATTTCTGGACTGACATTTTTTTCAGACGGAGATTATGGCAAAGGTGCGCCCGGTCAATATAGGACTATAAGTCAAGCCGCAATAGCGGGAATTGCCGGTCAGTCCGGCGCTGTGCGTTTATGGTTTTATTCCTAATGAAGAGGCAATAATAAAATGGGACAAATGAATAATTGGGGATATAACGTATCTGGCGGCGGAAGTAGCTCGCCACTGACATTCCCCGACTCCGGGATTGTAAACGCATTAGCAATTATGCCCGGAGCGATCAATATTTTAGACGGTTACGTTTTTACGGTTACGGGGATCGTCGCTAGCAATACGGGTGCTACAACTATTTCAATAAATAACGGCTCACCGATAAATATTGTCGGAATGAACAATTTATCATTGCAAGGGGGGGAATTAACAGCCTCATTTGATGCTGAATTTTTGCTGAATTCTGCCGGAACTGCTACGTTATTAGGAACGAGTAATGGATCTTTGCCTATTAAGGGCGGAACACAAACTAATCAGGCTATTAATTATGGACAATTGCAAGGCGCAATAACTACGATTTTAGCTGAGACATTACAGACAAATAATAATTTATCTGAAATTGAAGCTAGAGGCGCAACGGAGCAAAATGCCGCTAAGGACAATTTAGCAATTCCGTCTCCGTCCACCTTTTTGCAAGTCGCAAATTTATTGAGTGAAATAGAGGCGCTAGGCCCAACTGCGCAAGAAACGGCGCAAACTAATTTGGGTGTAAGTACGGCAGGATTTTTGCAAGTCGCAAATTTATTGAGTGAGATTGCAGCTCTTGGAGCGCCAGATCAGGCTACCGCGTTAGCAAATTTAGGTGGACAAAAATCAGGGCTTTCGCTATTAATTGCGAATTATTTATCTGAAATTTCGGCGGCTGGATCGGTAGCGCAAACCTCAGCGCGAAACAATATCGGAGCGCAACAGGCAGGCGTTTCATTGTTAACTGCAAATAATCTATCAGAGATTGAAGCCGCTGGACCGTTGGCACAATCAGCCGCCCAAACTAATTTGGGCATTTCTTTTTCTGGATATTTAAAAACATCGAATAATTTATCAGAAATAGCGGCAGAAGGATCAGCCGCTCAATCTACGGCTAGAACTAATCTAGGAATCGATACCGCATCGTTTTTACAAACTGCAAATTATTTATCTGAAATTTCGGCGGCTGGATCGGTAGCGCAAACCTCAGCGCGAAACAATATCGGGGCGCAACAAGCGGGCGTTTCATTATTGACCGCAAATAATCTTTCTGAGATTGAAGCCGCTGGACCGTTGGCACAATCAGCCGCCCAAACTAATTTGGGCATTTCTTTTTCTGGATATTTAAAAACATCGAATAATTTATCAGAAATAGCGGCAGAAGGATCAGCCGCACAGGCCACAGCCAGAACGAATTTAGGCATCAATACGTCTAATTTTTTGCAGACAGGAAATAATCTTTCTGAAATAGAGGCGGAAGGGACGACCGCTCAAGCAGCCGCCCGAGAAAACATTGGTGCGCAAGTGGCAGGGACATCATTACAAACGGCTAATGCACTGGGGGAAATAGCGACAGCAGGAACGCAGTCCACGGCCAGAACGAATATCGGAGCGCAACAGGCAGGCGTTTCATTGTTAACTGCAAATAATCTATCAGAGATCGCTACTGCTGGGACAGCCGCTCAATCTACGGCCAGAACGAATATCGGAGCGCAAGTATCTGGGACATCATTACAGACCGCAAATCTGCTTTCAGAAATTGCAGCTTTAGGATCTACGGCACAAGCTACAGCACAATCGAATTTAGGAATATCCGGCGGCGGAAGCGGTGGCTCAGGGAGATTGTTAGGCGTTGCTTTAATCACGACTTCGCAAACTTATACTATGCCCTCTGGCACTAACACAATTATTGCTGAAATAGTCGGCGGAGGATCTGGGAGCGTTGGAGTTGCTGCAACATCATCATCAGATTATGGAATATGTCGAGAGGGTTTTCCAGGCACTTATATGATGGTGGAGATTCCTGTTTCCCAATTATCAACACATGCCACAGGAACAGTTATTGTCGGTATTGGGGCCGCTGGCGCGGCTGGAACAGCAAGTAATTCTGGTGCTGGAGGAAATACCACAATTGATACTACGGTCGCGGTCGCGGCGGGAGGACCGTCTCAAACATATAATGTTGGTATTGTGAGTTCTAATTCAGTTGGTTCTACAACTACTTTTTTTGCCACTTTTGTACAAGGATCTTTTATCTGGACAGGGACCGTAGTTTCTCCTACGAAAATAATAAAATTATTAGACGGAACTTCATATGATAACATTGCGCCTATCACTGGATTTATTAATGGTTTTAGTACTGTATTAGCGACTGGTGCCCCATTTAATGGGGCATCAGGGGGGAAACTAGTTACAAATGGGACATCATTTTTTAACTCAAATACAGATGTAAATTATGGTGGTGCCGGGCAATCGATGGTTCTTGCTGCAAGTAAACCAGCAACCGAAGGCTTCCCCGGGATTCAAGGTGCTGTCCGTTTATGGATGTATTCATAATCAACACATAACGAGGTAATTTAAAAATGTCTGAACCAATCGTATCAAATTATGCTTTTGTTGTTAATAGTGTAGTGACCAATGTTATTGTGTGGGATGGCGTAACACCGTACGATCCGGGTCCAAACGTGACACTTGTTTTATTGCCTGTCAATTCTCCGGTTTCGATTGGTTGGTTATACGATGCCGCGAATAATGCTTTTTCTGCGCCGACTGATCAACAATGATTAAGCCGAATAAATCTTTAGTGCGTAAACATATTGAAGTGCTAAACGATTTGAAGGGTTATACAATTGAGGCCGGATTTTTCGAAAGTGCCAGATACCGATCTGTGAATGGAGAACCCGGCCCATCAGTAGCTTATATTGCTAGAATAAATAATGATGGCGCAACAATTACTATTCCCGCACATACTCAAACGATTATTAATGAATTTAAGATAGATAGAAAAGGAAAGATAATATATAAATTCGTTAAACATGGAAAAGGAAAATATGCGCAAAAAAGCGTTGTAGTTATTCCATCCCATAAAGTAACGATTCCGGCGCGGCCATTTATGAAGTATGCATACGAATTATTTGTCAAAGGTAAAAGTCGGTTTATGAAGAATTTGGCCGAACGCATGTTCCATGAAAATATACCCGCAGATCAAGCGCTTAAAGATGTTGCTGATTATCTAGAATACTGTATTATAAGAAGTATTAAAAATGGCGATTGGACGCCCAACGCCCCGAGCACTAAAGCTCGGAAGGGTTTCGATAAGCCGTTGATAGATAAGGGTACCATGTGGCAAGCGGTCACTAGCATGATAATCAAGAAAGGATCTTAATTGTGATTAGTCAAACAAGATATGTCGATATTATATCGGGCGTTGGCGCTGGTGCTGGAGTTGCCGCGCGTCAAATGATCTTACGTCTAATAACGCAAAATACATTAGTACCGCCCGGCGTGGTATTAGAATTCACATCATCTGATGATGTCGGATCTTATTTCGGGTTAACTAGTGAAGAATATTTACGATCAGTAATGTATTTTTCATTTATTAGCAAAAATATTACTTCGCCAACTCGAATTAGTTTCGCGCGTTGGGTTGATATTGCAATCGCTCCGATGATTATTGGAGATGCTGTAGAGAAAACTTTATCTCAATTTACGGCAATTTCTACCGGGACATTAACGTTAAATAGTAATGGAACTCCGGTAACTTTTGGACCTATTAACTTTACGGGTGTATCCAATTTGACCGCCGCCGCCACGATATTGCAAACGGCATTGCGAGCGTCGTTAGATCCTCAATTGGCGGCAACATCTACAGTCACATATAATACCAATACAAATCAATTTGTATTGACTGGAGTAATTACTGGAACCGGGAATTTAACCGCCGTTCCTACCAGCCTTAGCACAGATATTTCGGCACTTCTGGGATGGACGACTGGAGGCACCGTTATTGTGGCCGGTCAGATCGCCGATACGCCATTATTGGCCGTTACAAAAAGTGTTGCTGTGAGTAATAATTTTGCCACGTTTTCGTTATGTACTCCAGCCACTCCATTGTTAAATTCTGATATTACGGCGATTGCACAATGGACTGATTCGCAAAATAACAATTATGTTTATTCTCTCTCGACTCCTGAATCAAATGTCCAAGCGTTATTTGCGTTGATTCAAGGATATTCTGGAGTTGGAATAAATAATTTAAGTGCGACGCAGCCTAACGATTATATCGAACAAGTTCCAGCAGATATTGCCGCAGCGACGGATTATACCGCCGCGAATTCTACGCAAAATTTTATGTTTTATCAATTTCCTAATCTTAACGTTACTGCATCGGACGATACGAACGCTAATCTGTTAGATGCAAACAGATCCAACTATATCGGTATCACACAAACCAACGGTCAGACGTTATCGTTTTATCAGCGCGGCGTATTGTGCGGCGGAGCTACCGCAGCGACAGATATGAATACGTTTTATAATGAGATTTATTTAAAATCTGACATTAGTTCGAGCCTTTTTACTTTTTTTCTAACTGCATCTATTGTTCCAGCCACCGTGAGCGGGGCAGCATCTTTACGTCTTGTCATTCAAGATCCTATTACCAGGGCGAAGAATAGCGGAATTATTGCAGCAGGTTCATCTTTAACGGTGGAACAGCAACAATATATAACAAGTCTTTCCGCCGATCCTAATGCATGGCGTCAAATTCAATCAATAGGTTATTGGCTGAACGTGATTTTTAATTCGCAAATTAACGCGAATAGTGGTTTAACGGAATGGTTTGCAAATTACGTTTTAATTTATGCCAAAAATAATGCTATTAGATCGGTAACTGGTAACGACGTCCTGATCTAAGTAAAGGAGATTTAATAAAATGACTCAAAATATATCAGGATTTGGCGAGACAACCAATATTAAAGCGTCGAACACGTTTTCGAATGGATTTAATTTCAACGAATACGCAGACGATGCAGATCCGATGGACTCGCCAGATTATACGGTTGCGGATGCCGGTTTCGGTTTGAACGGTCATATGGTTTTCTGGGTAAAACCGCAAGGGATTGAAGTAGTTTACAATATGTTACCGTTGACTCCAGGAGATATTAATTTATCTATTTTGACGGAAGCAAATCGCGCGGGATTAGGGAAAACTTCGGCAGGCGATATTATCACTTTGGTTCACACTTATCCTACTGGTCAGATTATTACGCTGAACAATGGCGTTATAATCACGGGTAATTTAGTGTCAAGCACGGCCAGTAGCGGGCGGCTGAAAACTCACTTATACCGGTTCCGGTTCGAGAATATGGATAAGTCGAACGTTCCGACCGCGGCCGCATAATATGCAGCAAATTTTATTATCTCCAGTGCCTAATCAAAGCATCGCCTTTAATATTGACGGCGCTTACTGGCAAATACATGTCTACACAAGCATTTATTTTGTTTGCGTAGACATTGTGTGTAACGGAAATAATGTTATTAATGGGGCGCGGGCGTTTGCTGGCGTTCCATTAATTCCGTTTGCTTATTTACAAGCGCCATTCGGTAATTTTATTTTTGATTCAGATGCCGACTGGAACAATTTTCAAACGACTTGTAATTTATATTATTTGACGGCTGATGAATTCGCAGAATATAACACAACTATTAAAGAGACCTTGATCTATGGCAATAACAACGTTACAAGTTGATGATAACAACGACCTATTTTTGCCTGATGGCCGAAATTTTGGCGTATTAACTGGCGTTGATGCTCTGGCGCAGGATCTTAAATTGGCCGGATTAATGCGAACTGGAGAAGATATTTATGACACTACAAACGGAGTCGATTATCTAGGCACTATTTTTACGCCGCAGGTTAATTATGATCTGGCTCGGGCTTCTATTTCCAATGCAATCTTAAAAAAGCCTGATGTTCTAAGTATTAAATCGTTAGTTCTAACTATCGGTGATAATATTTTTTCGTACACCGCAGATGTATCGACTATTTACGGAAATTTAACTACGGGAAATTAATATGACTAACAAAATTCAATTTGCGCATGGCGTTATGGTTTTTGCAAATAATTTTAGTAAACGAGAATATCCGCCCGAACCGGAATCTAAAGTGAAATCAAGCAAACCGGCGGCAATCACGACTCAACCCGCTACAGCAGGCGCGGCGAATCTGTCCAACCCGGCTCCGGTACTAAGCCCGGCACAACTGGCCGCAGCTCAGAAAGTGGAACAAGAAGAACAGGCGCGAGCGCAAGCGGAAGCCGCAGAAAAAGTCAAAGTAGTTGCGCCGGTGGAACCCGTCAAGGCGGCGGTTCAGCCCGCAGCAAAATAAGGAAATTTTATGCAAGACGTAAGCGGATTTGGCACTACAATAAATTTATTAGCGGTGCAAACGTTTCCTCTAGGTTTCACCATTAGTCAATTTTCTGATGATGTCGATCCGCTTACGGCTGAAGCGGTAGAACCGGCTGGATATGAATTGCTTTATGACGGATCTATATTTACTTTTTCGAAAGCATCAGTTATCAAAGTCGGAATATCCGTGATTGCCGACAGCGACGATGATATTAATTTAAAGATTTTATTGCAAAGTAGAAGTATCGTGACTAATTTATTGCCGATCGAAGATTTTGTTAGTGTTTCTATTAATTACCCTAATAATGGATTAATTCTCTTGACGAATGGAACTATTATAAACGGTCCATTGGTTAATTCAATTTCGACTAGCGGTAAGAAAAAAAGTAACACTTTTAATTTTGCTTTCGGAGTTTTCGCCGGAATGCAAACAGCAAAGGAAATTGCCGCGACTATCGTCACTAGCGCTTTGAGCATACTATAATGTCAAACTCATTAGCTCAATATGTCACTTTCGGAACAAGCTTTTCGCTAACCAATTTTGTTAGCGGATCTATATCTCTATCTGGAATTTATATTCAACGCGTTACGATGCATTTATCATCTAGTTTATTTGATAATCGTCGAGAAGATGGAACGAGTATCGTAGATGCTAGAGTTTTATTGCCAACTTCTATTGATGTAGATGTTATTTGCGGGACAATTGATGCAGTAGAAAAAATTAATAATATTCTGAAAGATATTAATTCAATATATACGATAACAAGTAAAGGATTAACTTTTCAGAATTTAACATTAAAAAATAATAGTATTATCCAATCGCCTGATGTTTTATCAGCATCACCAATTAAATTAAGTTTTCAACAACGCTTATTGCAAAATAATAATAATCCGACTTGTGCGCAAACTGGCGATGCTTCCATCATAGATAATGGCATCACAAATCTGAAAAATAATTTAAATTCAGCGACCAATTCCATAGAAAGCGCGGCCACATCTGTATCAAGTTTTACTAGCAATCTATTTAAAAACGCTTTCTCATAGGGAATAATATGCCGAATACTGTACTTTCCTTATTATCAAATAGCGGCAGCATATCAATTATTGACGAAAGAAAAAATACGCCAGTAATGCAAAGTCTTAAAATAAAATCAGTCACTATTGAAAACTTAGCTGATGTTAGTGAATTGCCACTGGCCGATTCACAATTAAATAGCACGGTAATTTTTAAAAGTACTCAGCGTAGCGATCTTGGAGCCGGTAAGGTTGTGATGCCGTCAAGAGTCACCGTAGATGCTTTTTCCGATGATGTATCAGTAACGGCTAGTTTATTCTCTGAATGGGAAGATTTAGAATCCTCTATTAAAATAATAACCAGATCTGTTATAATTCAATATCTGGTTATTATTGATATCGTTGTAACTCAATCTCCAGACATGCTCGATGCATCGCAAATAAATATTATTTTTCAACAAACAAGTACACCGACTATAGGATCTTATACGCCGCAACAGTCTGGCGATAGTTCGATGGTCGGAACATCTTTCGAAACTCCGACAAGTTTAACGACTACCGTAAGTAATTTCGCTTCACAAATACAAAGTAAAATTGCATCGGCGGGAACTTTTATTTCAAATATCCCAAATCAATTAGGTATATAAGATGGAAAAAATAATAGAAATTGCCGTAGACGGAAAACAAAAACTTATTAATCTATACAAATTCGCGGCTATGGATGGATGGGACTTGCAACGTCGTTTTCTTGAATTTTCAGAAAGTAAGGATCCTTTTGAACGTCGGCAATATACCATGGATATTTTGTCTTACGCGAAAGTGCGATTGCAATCTAATGAATTGCCGTTATCTACAGATGCGCTAATAGATAATCATCTTCAAACATGGGAAAATATTAAAATAGTGTTTGAAGAAATTCTTAAATATAACGGAATAGATCCCGTTCACCATGCAGAAGAAGATGTAAAACGTTATTGGAGCAGGGCTGGCGAAGAAATGGCAACGTCTTTTCTGGCTGAAATATCAAATTTAATGGGACCGATAATAGAATATACATCTAAGAATCAGAAGAAGGAATAATAAGATGGCTGATGATTCTAACATGGATAAATTCGTCTTACAATATCAGACGGATGCTGGCAATACATTAAAGCAATTGGATGCGCTTGCCGATAAAATGGATAAAATTACTCAAAAGGGAGAAAAGAGCGAATCGAAATTTAAAGATATCGGGAAAGCTGTCGGCCAAAATTTATCTAAAGTAACGCCAGAAATTACCGGGATCATTGGCGTTGTCGGAGAACTTGCAGGAACATTGACAGTAGTTACTGGCGTTATTTCAACGCTTGTTTTAGGTTTTACCGCTATGAATCGTCTAATGAAAGAATATAATTCTCAACGCGATTTAAGTTTTAGAGCGGGAATGAATGTTAATGATATCGAAAATTTTCAACGTCAAATGAATGTTTCTTCCGGCGGCAGGATCGGAGGAGAACAGTCTAGAGGAATAATTGATAAAGTTCAAGGACTGGCGTTTTCAGCTTATACAAATCCGAATCCTTTATCAAGAGAATCCTTACTATTAAGAGAAGGCGGATCAAGTCCGTTCAATAGTAACGGGGCCATTAAAAGTACAACTGATATTTTAAATGATCTGACTAAAAAATTAAAAGCATCTTCAGATATTCAAGCTCAGGCAATTGGTCAGACAATCGGATTTTCCCATGACGAAGTTGAAGCCATTCGAAATAGAAATACCAGCGTAAAGAATTCCGCTAATTTAACAAATGAAGAAAGAATACGTAGAGAAGAAGCGATTGTAAGTATGGATCATTTGCGTAACGTTACTGGTGATTTGAACGAACATATAAGAATATTGGCTAATGATTTAGGCGCTGAATTAATTCCTGCATTGGATAAATTTTTGACGTGGATTGATAAAATAGTTCAAAAACTTAATAAACCGATCGACGCTTTTGATATTATGATGGACACTAGAAAGAAAACCGGGCAACTTTTAGATGCTGTAGATCCTAAAACTAAAAAACCTTTTTGGCAAACTACGAAAGAACCTTTCTGGCAGACTGAAGAACGTGCTAGAAAAATGGTAATAGAAGAACATGATAAAAAAGCCAGGGAATTGCAACAGAAACAAGATCAGAGCAATCAATCGATAAGAGAATCAGCATCGTTATTTACTCGGGACGTAAATTTATTCGCCGGGGCTGTTTCTACGTTTGCTGGGGTAATAGATGAACACGCAGCATTAGCCGCATGGGCGGGCGGCATTGGTCAAGCGGCGGGTTTGGGACCGATGAATTATCCGCAATCGCAAGCGAAGCCGTTACCGTCTCAAATAATGTCGGCTGTTAATACTGCGGTAAAAGGAACGAATATACCGGCTAATGTATTGGCTGGAATTGTCGCCACGGAATCAGGCGGAAATCCTAATGCTGTTAGTCACGATAAATACGGGAAACCTATTGCATACGGTTTGGCGCAAATAAATCAATCAAACTTTGCATCGACGGGCATTACAAATCCATTTAATATTCAGCAAAATTTGCGTGCGGCTGTTCAACTATTATCGCAGTATTTAAAAGCGTCTGGCGGAGATATGGAACAGGCGCTTAGGATGTACGAAGGTGGCCCGAATCAAAGTCAATGGGGCGCGGTAAACGCCGCCTATCCTGGAAAAGTATTAGGATATTCGCAATCAAACACAATTGACCCTAATTCTCCATCATTCAGATCGGGTAATTATCAAAGTGCTCCTAGAAATATTAATGGACTCAATCAAGCGGGAACGGGTTCGGGTGGCCCAATAAAAGGCATAACACCTAATGATTTGACATTATTCAATGCACAGCAAGCGATTGCCGCGCAATTAGGAATGAGTGTGGACCAATTAAGGCAGGGACGCGTTAACAAAGGCGACGTTAATTTTGCTAGAGAGAATTCCGAATATTCATTACAGATGCAAATCCAACGCGATCAGCTA